CCAAATTTTATCCCTTTTCTATAATGTGGAATCATAGACTCACCTACACTAAGATCTTTAGCTTCTACGTTACCTTTACTCCAAACCGGAAACTTATGATCAGGCGTACATACAATTTCTTTTCCATTATCAAGCGTTAACTTCATAACTTCAGCATCTTTACGAGTAACACCAGCCCAACTAATCAATCCAGGGACAAACTTACCTGTTATAGAATCGCAAGAATAAGCCCATAACGTCTTTCCTGAGCGATATTCTTTAGAAATTTCATCTATTGTAAGAGTACGACCATCGAGTAATGGCACTTTCGTATTCATATCTAGACACATATAACGCTTATCATCTTTCACTTCACCAGTTGTAGCGTCATAAACTGTTTTATTCTTAAATTTTGCCATAACAGTAGCGACATAAAGCTCTGCTTTTGGTCTTGGTAAATTACCAACATCTATATAAAACACTCTACGCTCTGGAGCTCTTGCAATTCTATAAACAACAAGTGAATCCTCCATGATCTTTAGATTATTAAGAGGTCTTATTGCTTTATGAAGATAACCTAGAACTAATTTATTATTGACATCGAGAATGCCGGAAGGAACAAAAACGACTGCATCCGGATTTATCTTTAACCCAACTTCAGCGTTTACAAAACCATCTTTATTGTAGACAAAAAATTCTTCAATATCATCTATAATATTTGCAGTAACTGTACCTGCTGTTCTAATAACATTCTTTTTTACCTCACGAACTTTCTTAATCTTTCTTGGATCGATATTTCTTAATTCTTGAATACCATCACCTTTTTTATTTTCATCTACTATAACATGATAAAATAATCTTCCATCGATATACCATTGTCTAAAGATATCATAACCTCTATTATTAAAGTTTAATAGTTCAAGTATAGTTTCGAATTCTTCACCTATACTATTCTTTATTTTAGTAGAAAATTCAATTTCATCAGTATTAATAGTGACTGGTAATTCTTCTTCATCAATAACAATAGCCTCATTAACAATATCAGAAATAGCAAGTTCTATTTCTGATTGTAATGCCATATCACGATACTTATTAACAAGCTCATGATCGTTTCTTAGTTGTTCACCAGTATCAACATATTGACCGAAGGAACCTGCCATCGATGATGATATTTCTAACGCACCATCATCAGTTTGTGGTGCAACAAAAGAAGGAAGTAACTTCTCTTTCTTCTTTTTTATTTCAAGACCAAAAAAGTCTCCTACTGATTCAAAAATTGTATTTTTTTCAGACATACATAATAATATTTAAAGGAAAGGAAAGGGAACAATAGCTTATAACTAAGTTCCCCTTGATAGATAATGATAAAGCTTAAGTAGTAGTTATAGCTTTCCAGTAATCGTATTTGAATGTGATTTCGAAAGTCTCAATTTCATCTTTCGTATCCCAATCAACCGAGATTGAACCAAGAGAAGAAGGCCATATATTTACAAACTCGTAAGTCTTTATCACTGAACCTTCTTTTCCATATTGCTGAACTGTAGCTGTACCTACATAAGAAGAAGGGCTTGATGTTGCACCATCTCCTCTCATAGAACCGTCCTGAGAGTTGCGGTCCATACCATCTAACCATTTTTCAAACGCGTTTCTTACTAAGAAATCTTCATCATTATATGCTGTGACAGACCAATCCTCAAATGTCCTATCACCAGCGAAATGTACATCGTGACCGAAATATGGTACGACTTTTTCACCTATCGTTGATGTAGGAAGTTGTGCTGATTTGCACATGAATGAAAATTTGGAGCCCGGGAATCCGACCCAACTAGGACCAGTCATAATAACATCGAAAAATGCGGTACGCGCTCCATCTCCGCTCATTTGTGCTCGAAAACCGTCCACCGAGAATGCCATAAATTTTTTATATTTAAATTGTTATTGTTGTTTTTATTATTGTTATCATACCTTCATATCAATCTTCAGGTATGAAATCTTTCTCTATAATATTTTTTTATGTTTAGGTACTGGCGATCGATCGTTAATAGCGTTCGCCTTTACCGTGTATAAGTAGTATTTATACTTTTTTTTACTTCTCGTTTATCTTCTTTTTTATACTTTCAATATCTTTTTCAATATTACTGATAACACTTTTTAAACTTTTAATTTGATCTATATATTCAGATGAATCATTCTTTGCCTTGCTTTGATAAAGGAATGAACACTTTTTCTTAGCTGCACTCTTATACTTTGTCAGAATAATTAGTTTATCTCTATCTTTAGAGTTTTCTATTGATTGATGAATTAAGTCGATAATTTTTGTTATAGTTATTCCACCACTTACCCAAGCTGCTGTTTTTCCAAAGACTTTTAGAAGAATAGGGTTGAGATTAAGACTTAATCCCTCCTCCAATATCCAATCATTAAAATCCTTATCGAGATATTCTTTAAATGATAGCATGAATTATATTTTTTGTTATATATTTATGATATTCTCTACTTAATAGACAAAAAAATAGCCAGCATTAAAAGCCGGCTATTCTGAAAGATGTCTATATAAGAGAATTTTTACTCAAGCGCGAATTTATTACTTCCACAATCATAAATTCTAAAGAAACCATTTTCACTCATAATTTGTTGCTCAGTTTTTTCAATCGAATATCCAGACATATTAACAAGATTCTTTTTCTGATATTTCATTCTGCTCTCCAATTCAGAACTATTATTACGATGATAATACCAATAATTAGAAGGAGTTGTTGATAATTTTTTAAATCCGTTATTGAGATAAACATTACCATCACCAAATCTTAAGTCAGCATATGTTATAAGAGATTTAATCTTAGAAAATTTTAAAACTTTACTAAACCCTCCTACAATGATAAAATTTTGTTTTGTTGATAATCGCGTTATCTCATATTCATATTTTTTATCAAATCTAGATTTAGAAAGTGATAAAACAAGCATGAGTTTATTTTCATAAAATAAACCATAATTTAAACTTGAATTAACATAACCATTAATATGATTTGCTTTATGAAATCGTTTAGCCTCACTACTAGAAATAATTTTAGCTACAGTTTTACGAGCAAAAATTTTCTCTGATAATCCTAACCTATTTCTTATCATACTCTTAACAATTTCTTGTTTGTATAACCACTCACTCTCAAAAATAGTCATTAGTCTGATTCCTTGCTCCTTGCACCATGCATATTTATCTTGATGATAATTTGTAGATTTACTATGTTCAAAATCAACACTGTGCCAATATTCACCGCAATACTCTACGCCAAAATTCTTCTCCGGTACAAAGCAGTCGATTTCGTATATTTTATTATTAAATATTTTTTTCGTTGAATAACATTCGAATCCCAATGAAGAGATATACTTTTTAATTTCTAATTCACCATTCGATTTGTTATAAGAATGTAATACGATAGGAATATTTTTTTCCTTAAATACTTTTTTTACATGTTCAATAGAAATATTATCTTTTTGAGATATATCTAAGAGAGATTCACCAGCCTTATTTCTTTTTTTATATTTTTCTATATTTTCCAACACTTGTGAATATTGATTCTCCCACTTTTTAAATGAAGTATCTGGTATCTTAATATCATTCTCCTTCGCAATTCTTCTTATGGCAGAGGATGAAATTTTATATTTTTTACATATATCTCGAAAAGATAATTGATCATTTACACAATCTATTTTAAACGAATCAATGTCTATTTTTATTTTTCTACCCCAATATTTCTCTATCTTTATATTTTTTCTTTTTATATATCCTGAAATTACTGCAGGTGTTGTACTATAAAATAATGCTACGTTAACTATGCTCTCATGGATATCTAATATTTTTTTAAATTCTTCAGTCGACACATCAAATCCATCATATAAAAGATTTAATTTAATATGATTGCGTCTACATACTTCCCTAATATTATGAGATCTGATCTTATATTTTTCACTAATTCCTTTAATCGTAAATTTGTTAGATTCACAATCCTCTTTGAAAGCAAATAAATCAAATTTCTCTTCTTTTTTATAATTATTTTTTTCAATACTTAATTCAGATTCACTCAACCATCTTTCGATAATACTAGGTGATTTCACATCATAGTATTCTCTCAAATAATTAACAGATAATTTACCCTCTCCTTTTACGGTATCATATACATTTTTGAAGTCGTGTGGTATATTATACTTTATCTTAGCACCTTTACTTTTCATTTGATTTAAAGATTTAATACATATTTTACATTACCACAATCATAATATCTCTTATAACCAGCAATTTCCATGAGCTTTTTTTCAGATAGAGAGTCGTCATAAAAATCAAGTTTACTCTTTAATTTATGTTTTTGAAAATGCTGTCTAGAATGTAATATATATTTCGAGCTTAAATAATAGTAGTTAGGTGTTGTATACTTAATAAACTTTAACCCTGCTTTAATATATCCATCACCTGTACCATAAGATCTATCAGCAAATGTAATTAATTTAGTGATTTCAGGATACTTGATTGAAAAATATTTTTTAAATTTACTAAAACCACCAACAATTGTATGATTTATAAGTGAGCAATATCTTATTATTTCATATTCATCTTTTTTAAATCTAGATTTCGATACAGAAAAGATTGATACGAGTTTATCTTCAAAAAAGAGTCCTAATTTTATTGTAGCTGAAGCATAACCCTGAATATGATTTTTTTCTAAAAACTCTCTATACAATTTTGTATTAATTTCCTCAACTTTTGTTTTTCTAGCACCTATTTTTTTACTCAATCTCATTTTATGTTTTATCATCGACATTATAATAGGAAATTTTTCATCTATATCTTTATCAGTGAACTGCATCAATTGAATACCTAGCTCGTTTGATTTTTCAAGTTTATAAATATGACATTTACTATCATTATTAGAATGCCAATATAACCCGTTTATCTCGATACCAAGTTTAAATTCTGGTAAATAAATGTCTATACTCTTAAACGAATTAACGTTTTTAGTATTAGTAAGTTTAAATTGTTGTATAATTTCTCCAGTATAAACATTTTTTATTTCATTAATCAACAAATATTCATAAGAAGAAATATTTCGTGGAAAGCATTTAGGACATATTCTATCGCTAGGAATAAATCCATTATTCATCCATTTATCAAATTCATAACCACATAAATTATGCTTCACTTTTACTTGTGATTCATTTATATTATTATTTGATAATAATGTATAACCTATTAACTCTAAATCTTTTTTTAATTTTTCTAATCTATTTTTACTTCTCGATGATGAAGCACCAACTAACCTACAATTGTCACAATAACTTCTATATCCTTTTTCAAATGAAATAAAAGATGAGTTTCCTAAACCACAATGACAAGTTACTGGTTCATCTAATGATATATCTTTTACTAATCTATAACAATATTCAGTCTTAAATAAACCTAATATTTTAGACTTTTCACTCATATATAAAACAATATCTTCAGATTTATTTGATAATATATAATTCGGTTTAATATTACTCTTTAACCTACTAACTACATATTCCTTTTGCTGTTCTATATTATATTCTTTTTTATATTTTCTATTAGAAATCGTTTCTTTAAATTTAATAGAACTCAATGATGAACTTCTATTCTTAATAACACATTTTTGATTGTTGCATGTTTTTTTAAAAATGAAACCCTTACTCTTATTCCATGATAATCTTTCACCGCAATCACAATAGAACTTTTTTGGTGCCTCTATTTTTAATCGAACTCTTTGTCCTAGAGTTGGTGCTAACCAATTATATTCACTAGTGTTTTCAATAATCCACTCTTTATGTTTATTTGCTAAATTTATATTAACCGCTCCTTTCTTATTAACAAACATGAAAAAATTAATATTTGCTTTCATAAAGTTATAATTATAGGATATTAATTAAAAACAAAAAAGGGTGATAAAATATCACCCTTTCTTATATAATAAACTTACTCTAAGTTCAAAATATTACCACTTGCCGACGATTTCACTGAATAGTGTTCCTGTACGAGTAGCGATGAAATTAAGCTGGATGAAGTTGATTGAGCGAGCAGGCTTGATATAAATATCACCAATGAATGTGTTTGAATCAATCACCTGAGGTGTATTATTAGTCTCATCACAGACTACGAGGAAGTCATAAATTCCTCTACGACCTTTAACATCTCTCAAGAATGGTTCAACCATTGCTCTAAACTGAGCTCTTGTAAATTCATCATTGAACTCGAATAGAGAATACTTCGCTGATTTAGCAATTGATTTCTCAAGGATGATAAAGAGTCTTCTAACGTTTATGCGATCAAACGCACTTGGTTTAGCAAGACCTGTTTTATCACCATAAAGAATTGTTCCTTCACCAGGGAATGAGACAACTGGGTTGACACTATTCTGATAGAGAAGATCTCTCTGAGCTTGATTAGGATTCCAAGCTAAACGAACAATATTCTGAATATTACCTCTATTAAAACCGGCAGGTGACCACCATGGATCTCTTGTTTGATCTGTACGAGCGCAAAGACCTGCAATATCACCATTTAATGGAATCCATCTATAAACATCATTATATGCATCATAGATATACTTCCAACCAGAGTCTACAACAAAGTAAGAAGAGATTCTATTTAATGCTTGTTCAGTTGCTACAACGTTTGTAACAATTGTTGATGCTGGAATACCTGGCTGAACATCTGTCCATAGAGGAGAAATAAATGCAACACAATCACGTCTATTTGATGCAATATCGATACATTTCTGTGCAGTTGTTATAGTAGCAGCACCAGAGATAATTAATGATATATCAACAGCTTCACCATTACCCAAAATATTATAACCATTAATATAATCATCTCCATCTGCGTCTGGACTAACACCTTTACTAAGTACAGCGATATCTGTTCCAGCTGCTACCCATGTATCAGAAATCTTACCAGTTGATAGAGAGTTAAGAATATATTGATCTCCTACTCTTACGTAGTGAGATGTTTGATTGATTCTATCTTTGTAGTAGTTGTTTGTGCCATCTTCTGTTTTTGCACCAGGCGCTTTAGATACATGCATGAAGCGCTCAAGAACAGTTCCTTTTGTGCCAGAAATTAAACCACCTGAATCAATAACAAGGACATGCATTTCATCTAAACTGCCGCCAATAGCGAGTGCTTGATTTGAGGTTGATGGTTTTGCAGAGATAAAATCGCTCCATTTTCCTATGACTGTACTACCTACAGTAACACTTGTCGTGGTCACTACAGTACTATCACAAGCTATTACGGCAAGACTATTTCCAAGAGTACCAGGGTAGCGAGCAATCCACTTACCGGAATGAAACAGATTTTTTGTGGTGTAGTCATTATCGTTTTCAATTAAAACTGCTGTGTTACCGGAAACTGCGTTTTTCGTATTAGCATCAACCACTCTTATTATTTGTAAAGCAGATGTATAAGAAAGGAAGCTAGATGCTACGAAAAAATCTTTGAATGTATTATCATTCGGTTTTCCGAAAATAGATACAAGATCATTTTCATTTGAAACAAGGGTGATCTCACTTGTTGGACCCCATTGGAAATTCCCTACAAATGCTCCTACACTCGTTGAAATCCCAGTACCAACAACAGTTGTGAGATCAATCTCTTGATATGATACTCCGGGACTAATTTGAAAGCTCATATTAGTTATATTTTAAAATTATTATTATTATTTTCTAATTATTTATTATTTTTCCTTCCTCGACCTAGACACTGTTCTTCTGGAACAGATAGATCTTTATGTTCTTCATGATAGAAAACCATTACTTCTTTAGAGTCGTGATAGTAAACTATCACATCAACCTTCAATATCTGTTAATTTATAGGTGTAATGATAAGTTTAGGTTTGAGGAATCACTAGTAATGGCTCCTCTTTCTGTTTATTTGTATTTATATTTTTCAAATCTTCAGAAACAAAAAAACCTTGCTAGACTGTTATCTAGCAAGGTTTTGAAATTAGCTTTTTGTTATTTACTCAAAATCCATAATACGCTGGATTTTTTACAGTGACCCAACCATCATCATCTTCACCATTATCACCACCATTATCAAAAAATCCTACTAAAGTTAACGAGTCTTCAATCTGTTTTTGATTCATCTCATGAAGTGTCTTTCTAATATTCACATTCTCATTCATTTCTTTGAAATATGATTGAGTAGTTAGCCACCCAAATAACACAAGACTTATAACCATATCATCATGATGACCGACAATCGCTTCAAATGTTCTTCCTTTTCGTGAGAAATAAACTAATTCATCAACAGTTTCTCTATCTGGAATAATGATTTGTTGATGCTCTACTAATGCTTTTAGGTTAGAACATCCGAGATTCTTAACAGTGCTAGATGTTTTAACACCAAGTTTTGTTGTTGTATCATAATTGCCAGAGATTTGTTGAGAACCACCAGAGCTAGATGTTGAGATTACATTCTCATATTCATAATCCTCATAAAGAATATCCGCTACCTGACCACCAATATCATTTATCTCAACAAGCACTTCTGCATCATTATATTGTTTTGATATTCTATAAATTACTTCTGGAAACACCATCGCTACAATTGTATTGTTTCTATATGTCGCGACCTGTTTATATGGAATAGAAGTTATATCAACTACTGAGAATGTTGAATAGTCCATTCCCATTCCTCTTGCGCAATCAACGCAAGTGATGTATTTGTGTTTCTCTTTAGGTTCTTCATAAATTTTCAAGTGTAAATCAGATCCTGGTAACGGCAACTCAACCTTTGATAGAAGCACTTTAAGTGCGTTATAGGAAATAAGAGTGGTTGAGGTTGATTCAAATTCACAATTATGACTTACTATATTATTAGTATAATAGATATTACCATTTTCAACATCTAAAAGATCATAAACGTAAATTTCATTATCATTATTATCAATCTTAGTATAGATAACTTTATCTAACCCTTGAATAGATGTTATTTCTTGACCGACATTTATATTTTGAGACTCACAAAAACTATCATCTACTTTAATTCTATGATTTAATGTAGTCTCTAATTTATTTCCATGCTCTGTAATAAGAGTGACAATAGATTTTGATGTAGTTCTTTTTATTCCATTAAATTTTGACCAACCGCTAGGTGTTAAAATCTCATATTCGTTTCGAATGATAGATTGTAACTCATTGTATAATTCTTCTATTGTCACATTCTCTACTTCTCCAGTATCTATATCTCTAATAGAGATTATAGTATCCCCTGTAACACATTCAAACTCTTGGTTGAATTGTTCAAGTGTTGTATTTTTAATTGTTTCCTCTTTCCACTTCTCATCACGACCAGGAAAATCTTGCCAATAAACTCTTAATGGTTTGTAATTATTAACACCATCTAACGCTCCTTGCCATATCTCATGAAACTTATTAATACCTTTAGGTGTTGATACAATGATTAACTTAGAGTTTGAACCAGAAGAAATAGTTGGATAAACAGAGGAGAAAAACTCATCAGCAACACCATCAGAAATGTGTGCAAACTCATCAAGTAGGACGCAATTATGGGAGATTATATTATTAGTGTAATAAGAATGTGTATCTTCTACGTTTATTAAGTCGTATACATCTTCTTCTGATTCGAAGTTATTTAAAGAAGTAATAATATGATTCCTATATAATTTATCCCCTATCTGAAGATTTTTAGCATATTCGAATCGATTATCAGATAATAATACTCTATGATCTTTCGTACATTTTATTTTTGATTTATTAACCTCTAATTCTATTTTAACATCCGAATTAATCGTTACTTTTAATCCATCATACTTTTTAAATCCTTTTTGTGTTAGCACTTCAGGCATCTCTAATACATCTACATCTTTTATATCGACTTGAATTATCTCATTCTTAGTGTTGCGCACAACTATTTTAGTATCCCCTGTCACACAATTATACGCTCCTCCACGAATAGCACTAGAAGAGGTAGAGCTAGCTAATATTTTCGAACCGTTTTCAAATTCTAAATAACCTTTATTCCACGTTACAACACCTTGTTGTAACCAATCAGGAATAT